TACAGGCAGCACGATGAGAGGAAATAAGAAAATAAGAAAGCAGAATAGGGTAGCGTTCGGTATGATAACATATGTATTAGCACTATCTCTACTACTACCGATAGGATTCGGTACATTAACTATAACTACACCATACGTGATGACTATGTCATTTATGATAGGTGTATCATTCACAATCTTTATCGCAAATAGCATATGAAACGAGTAATAACAATAGTGATAGCAACATTTGTCATACTACTCTTATCATCCATCAGAGAAGAAGTGTCTTCAAAGACACAGATAAAGGTAGAGACTGAGCCAATAGAAGAAGAGGCAGAGGTAGTGGTATGGGATAGCTTTGTGGCAGCAGTCATCCAAGTGGAGAGCAGAGGTAATGACAATGCGTACTGCCGTAAGGAGGATGCCGTAGGATGCCTACAGATACGTCCTATAATGGTGCGTGAGGTTAACAGAATCCTCAAGCTAAACAACATACAGATGCAATACACCTTGAACGATAGGTGGAGCAGGGTTAAATCATTAGAGATGTTTGAGATAATGGCAGAGGAAGTTGAGTGCTGCGATGGGTTAACGAGGTTAGAGTTCTACGAGATTGTAGCACGTAAATGGAATGGTGGACATAGAGGACACAAGAAAAGGTCAACAAAAAAATATTGGAAAAAAGTAAAGGAAAAATTATGAAAAATATATTAGGAACAGAAAAGGATTTGCAGTTATTTCACACGAATGGGGAGATGGCTTATCGGTACAACAAGGATAGCGATAGCTATTGGCAAGAGTATACCTACGATGATAAAGGGAATGTGCTAACATATAAGAGCAGCAAGGGCTATTTGGAAGAGTATACCTACGATGAGAGTGATAATCAGTTAACATTTAAAGGTAGTGATGGCTATTGGAGAGAGTATACCTACGATGATAATGGTAATGAGCTAACATATAAAAATAGCAAGGGCTATTGGGACGAGTATACCTACGATGATAATGGTAATGAGCTAACATATAAAAATAGCGATGGTGTGATGCGAGGTTTCGATATTCCCGAATATACAATAGAAGAATTAAAAGAAATGTTAGGAAAAGAATTTAAAATAAAATTATGAAAAATATATTAGGAACAACAGACCATTTAGAGTTATTTCACACGAATGGGGAGATAGCTTACGACTATTTCAATGATAGTGGCTATTGGGAAGAGTCCACCTTCGACAGACAAGGTAATTATCTTGCATTCAAGAGCAGCGAAGGTTACTCTTGTGAGTATACCTACGATGAGAGATGCAATATGTTAACATTTAATAATAGTGATGGCTATTGGGAAGAGTATACCTACGATGAGAGTGATAATCAGTTAACATTTAAAGATAGTGATGGCTATTGGAGAGAGTATACCTACGATGAGAAAGGCTTTAGGTTAACAACTAAAACTAAAAAGAATTTAAAATAAAATTATGATAGTTAAAACAAGAGATAACTTTATGTGGTTTGATATAACCGATAAGTTAAAGACAAAATCAGCCATCAAAGAGTTATGGCAAGCATTCGAGTTGTATGAGTTAACGGATGAGGGAACAGACCATCTACTTGAGAACATAGCAGATGTAACAGAGGCATTGAAACACTCAAGGGTTTGTATTGGATTAGGATACCAAAAGAAAGATGAATGGTTTCACAATGCAGACAAGATACTCAAGGATGGGTATTGGTATGCCAAGATAAACGACATAAAGTTTGCATCAACTATTGCAAATGTATAAAAAAAGTATTATTATTGACATATGAAAAGTAAGATGGATGCCCTATGGAAAAAGATACTTGACCTAAAGATGAGGGGTGGAAGTGCTGAGGAGATACGGACTCTTCAGCAGATGGCTGACAAGCAGTTAGCAAATACATTGCAGGTAGCGATGGCAGACAATAGCTTCGCTAAGTTTGTGGTTGGCTCACACATAGAGCCAATAGATGACACATCATTCTACGATGTATCAAAGCTACACGACAAGGCAGTTGATGTCATCATATACCAAGACAAGTATTACATTGAGATACTTAGCAATGGCTACTATCTATACCGACCATCGGGCAAGGGATTCGGCAAGCGTTCAAAGGACTTAGAGACCATCGAGAGATACATACACAAGAAAGCATATGAATAGAAGACAGACATCAATTGATTGCTACAATGCAATAAAAGAAAACGGGTTGTTATCTAAAAGAAGAATGGAGGTTTACGAAATTCTATTTAGATACGGAGATATGACTGCAAACGAAATAGTTAGGACATCAAAGGCTCACTATCCACACACAAATCCTTCTTCTTTTAACGCAAGGCTATCAGAATTGAAAAAATATGGGGTAATCATAGAGGTGGGAGAGAAGAAAGATATTGTTAGCAATAATAATTGTTATATATGGGGACTAACCGATAGGATACCTAAAGATATAAAGATATCGAGAAGCACAAAGAAATCAAGAGTGAATGAGGCTTTAAATTCTTTAAGACAATTATATAAAACCAAGTCAATAGCAACGGATGAAGATTGGAAATCAGTTTATGATTTGATTAAACGTATATAGATATGTACACAAGAAAATAAATTAGGAATTGTAGAATGTTTAAACTAAATTTGTACCAATGGAAAATAAAATAGTATTGCACTACGCAAAAAAAGGAGAGGATGTTAAGAAGATAGACATCCAAAGAAAAGAGTTAGCTGAAGAGGTTGACAGATTATGTTTTGCTAATGACACATCAAGTGAAAAGGTTTATTTATTTATAGCCCACGATGCAGACTACTTTTTGTTTGTAACTAAAAGCTACTTAGAGATAGAAGAACTAATCAAGTCACACAAAAGACTAATCGTACCCGAAAAGTTTCTGATACAAGAGTACGATAGCTTTGAGGCAGCATACAAGACAGCAATAGAAATGAAAAAATAATGAAATCAACAGAAGAATTAATCAAAGAAGTAGGACGAGAGGTAGTGATGCTACTAATCGAAAAGAACAAGGCGTATGGCGACACGGCTAATCAGCCACCACAAATATTCTCAAAGCTATCTCCGATAGAGGCAATCCTCTCACGGATAGATGACAAGCTAAGTAGGATAAAGCAGGTGGGATTAAACGACAAGACAGAGGACACGGTTCTTGACTTGATAGGATACCTAATGCTATACAGAGTTCAGTTAGAAAAATTAAAATTAAAATCAAAGAAATAAAATTATGGGAAAATCAAAAGAATTATTTAATCAAATGCAAGAAGAGATGATGTATCAGTACACAGATGATGACTACAGATACGAGGAGTGGAGACGCAACAACAGAGAGAGACTAAGCTACGAAGAGACAGAGGTAGTATCAATCACGTTCGACAAGGACAAGGCATTGAATACCATCCTATCATCTATCAGCACTATAGTAAAAGACTACGAGAAGAAAAGAAAATGAAAAGAGAGATATTCAATCAGTATGTAGAGAAGACCTGCAAGGTATTCAACATAGAGCCATCACAACTATTCAAAAAGAATAAGGCAAACACAATCGCAGATGCAAGACACCTATTGTATTACCTATGCAAGCATAGAGATATGAAGTGGATACAGATACAAGAGTATATGGATGACAATGGGTATGAGATAGACCACTCCCCTATAATATACGGAGTTAAAAAGGTTACCAAGAAGGTAGAGTCTGATAGAGATTGGAAGACCATTGTAGATAGATTAAAGTAGATATGTATAGCTTGGAAGAAGTATTCAATCAGTCTAATAAAGACCGATACGCAGCCCGATTAAATGGTGTTGGATACATATCCAATACGCTATACGGAGTAAAGATTATAAGAGACAACATCACATTAGATGTGGAAATACTACACGCACAATTCAGCGAGGGGTACTACGCAGAACTAACTGAAGACCAAGTAAAAATATTTTTAGATAATGGTTGGAGGTATGGAGTTTTTGTTGTAGCTTTGTCTAACTATTGTCTAAAGCTTGACTCTATTGAGAATAAAATAAAGGATGCGATGAGCAGGAGAGGAAGTAAAAAACTTGTTCAGATGCTCAAGGACAGACGAGATGAGGTATTAAAAAAGTACACAGAAATAAATAACAAATTAAATAAAATTAAAAATGACAACAACTAAAAAAACAACAACAAAAAAGCAGACTACTTTTGAGAAGTTATCTGCCATCAACGTCAACAAGTATGTTGAGAAGAAGAGTAACCTAACGTATCTGTCTTGGGCAAATGCGTGGAGTCTTACAAAGAGTAACTGCCCTGATGCCACCTATGAGATAGGCGAGATGTTAGTGGACAATGACTTAGGTATTATGTGCTACACATCTGTAACCATAGATGGAGAGACGCTAACGATGTGGCTACCTGTAATGGATAGCAAGAATCAAGCGATGAAGAAGGTTCCGTACTCGTACACTACACGATATGGAGAGAAGCAGGTTGCTGCTGCCACGGCATTTGATATCAATAAGACGATTATGAGATGCTTGGTTAAGAACCTTGCGATGTTCGGCTTAGGTATCTACCTATACTCAGGCGATGACTTGCCACAAGATACGATAGCACAAGAGCCAATCAAACCTACACCAAGTAAGTCAGAGGTAGTGGATACCGACTCACCCAAGTGGGAGGCATTGGTAAATTTCTGTAAAGAGAACAAGGCTATCGGATACAATGCAGTAGTTAAAAAGATAAGTGCGTCATACACACTTAGCGACAATGCACTTGCTGAGATTAAAAAAATAACTAAGTAGTATGGACGTATTAGAATTGCTTAGAGATGACGAGCAGTATTACGGCTCGTTTGGGAATCAGTACCTGTCTAACTCAGACATAGGCACACTACTGAATGACCCAACAAACTTCAGAAAACCACAGAATGATAATGTAAACTATCATAAGGGCAGATACTTTCATCAGCTAATAC